TGGCATCGCTGATCGTAACGCATTGGGTGCCGGTGTATGGTGCGTTGCTGCTGGTGGTGCTTGGCATGTTCATGTATTTGCAGATTACATGTCGCGTTTTCCGGCTTCCGCATGGTTCCGCCGTTTTCCCAGTGTTTCCAACGGTTCCCGCATGGTTTGCAATTCACTGCAAATCACTGCAAATCACTGCAATTACCGGAAAAGTGTGGGCAAAATGTGGGCACGGAATCAGAGATACATGTGCTGTCGCACGTAGGCTTCGACCTCGGCGTTTTCCTCCGGCGTGCCGATAGTCAGCAGCCACACGGCATTGTTCTTGCGCTGAACATTGCCCTTGCGAAGGCATTTGATGAGTCCTGCGGATTCGAGTTTTTTGGCGATCTTGCCTATGCGGTTGTAAGCCAGCTGCTCGCGCTTCGGATTGCGCGGCTCATTGCCGATCGCCACGAGCTCGTCCATTGACTGGGGAAGTGTCATACCCCAATCGATGGCGATTTTGAGCCATCCGGAAGCGTAGGTGCGCGGAAGCATATGCTTTTCCTTGGCGGCTTTGTCCAGCGGCCAGTCAGCGGTGAGCCATGCCATGCGGCTGAGCAGGGCGTATTGAGCGAAGTCGAAGCTGCGTGCGCCCTTGTGGGTGACGGTGAGTTTCCCTTGGCTTGCGAGTTCTTCGACTGCCAGCATGTTGCGGTATCCCATTTCACGGTCCATTTCCGACCTCCAAGCCATGCGTTACAATGGTTTCGGAAGTCTTTGAGTGAGGCTTCATGTTTTACCTCCGTGGTGCCGTTAACACTGCGGAGGTTTTTTTGTTCTGAAACACATTATATGCTAACTTGCAAACATGTGTGTATGGCATGTTGTAAACAAGGGTGCATATTAACCTTGCAAGTGGAAAATACTAACTTGCAAACATGAAATATACATATATGCATATGTAACATTATTTTCATTCTTTCATACAGCGCCAATGCACTGAAATGGAAGAATCGGCACGTCCAATCCCCATCTGCGGTAGCTTGAAGCAGAGAGAAGGAAGGGGAGATCCTATGAATGCGAGACTCGACGAAATTGCATCCTGGAGGCCTGCGCCTTCAGGTGGTCTGGAAAGCGCCGCCAACGAATACGGCTACCCGACCGTGATTCATCGCACGCCCAGCAGGCTCGTGGAAGAATGCGAGATAGCCTTCGACGCAGGGCTTTTGCTTGCAGCGCTGAGCCTCGTCGTGACTATACCCGACGTCTGCGCAAAAGCCGTCGGCATGAAGTACACCGATTGGTGTGCGAAATACCTGGATCTTCCAAATACCGGCGAGAAGATGAACGCCGAGCGAAAAGACGAGAAGAGCCAAGACGAGATTAGCGATGAGCTCAACGGCATAACGGCGCGAGGTGCATTCACCGCCTCAGACCTCTACCAGCTGCGCTGTGCTGTGGTCCATGCGGGGTCCTCGGTCATCGAGGGCAAAGGAAAGGATTACAGCCCCTACAAAGTCATCGGTGTATGCGTCCAAGGCAACGAGTGCGGAATCGTCGCGAGCTACGGCCATACCGGAGTTGGTGCGGAAAACTTGAAGGCCTGCGCATATGACTGCGTTATCAAGCTCGAAGGCCTCATCTCTCGCATGGCCAAGGGCGTCGTCTCGTTCCTTGAAGAAAATCCCGAGCGGGATTGCGAAAGAGGCATCAAGACAGGGATAGACCGTCGAGGTGTGACGGATTTCAGACCGCTAAGCCGAATCTCCTATCGTTAAAAAGTGGTTGGATTTTTAGAGATAATATTCGTTAAATTAGTGGTTGGGCTTCGGTGGGCATCATCTTGATTGTCCAACCAGATATTTACCAATTTCCAACCACTTATTTTACATACCCAATATAAAAGCCCCACAATTGGTGGGGCAAATAGAAAAGAGTATCACTGCTTGGTGAACGTGCCGCAATTCTGAAGCTTGAGCTGCTGCCCATCGCTCACTGTCACCTGCGGGTAGCCACCGCCTGGCATGTCGTTCTGCACGATGTCGTCACCTACGGAGACCTCCCAGTAACAGCGGTCCGTCACGGAATCGTTCGCGCGATACGTTCCGGCGTCGATGTCCTTGCCGACCTGCCACACGCCATCGGAAGCGCTGGTCCTCTTGGCGTTATCAACCTGACCGGTCAACGATTCGATTTGCGCCTGCAAATTGTCCCGCGTAGCCTCCATCTTCTTTATGTCGGCCTTCATGCCGTCAGCCTTGTCTATCGTCTCCGAGGCGGTATCGTAATCATCAGATAGTGAGTTGTATTTGTCCACAAGCTTGTTGTATTCGTCTATCAGCTTCGAATAGTCGGCATTGTCGGCTTCGATGGTCTCGGCGGCTTCCTTGACCGCGGCGGAATGCACGCTGGCGGCATAGGTGGCCGCTCCGACGGCCAACGCCACTGCACATACGGCGGCGATGCCGGAGCAGACCGCCGACTTCACTTTCACGTCCTTGCCGAGCCATGCCTTGAGCTTGACAAGCATCGCATTGTTCTGTCTGATTCTCATTGGTTTCTTCTCTCTTTACGTCGAACGGGGGATGCAGCCGATTCTACGCCGATGCGAGCGTGCTCCGGTAGTCTTCGAGGACTTGTGTCGTTATGTCGAGCTCGTCGGCGATCTGCCATTCGTACTCGTACATGCGTTCGAGTAGTGCGAGCTCGGCAGGGTTGACCAATAGGAGCGCTGTCTGCGTGCGGCAGCGGTGTTCCTGCTTCGAACGATCGTTCGCACAACCATCGTCACCATGCTTCCAGTGCAGCAGCTCATGCGTGAGCACGCATCTTTTCGCCGTGTAGGTAAGGCGCCTGTCAATGAGTATCACGCTGTTGGATGCGTCGTAGCAGCCCCATAGTCCGTCCGGCAGGATGGCGCTGGATACGGTGACGGGCAGGCCGATGATGGCGCGGCGCATGGCGCCGTATGTCATGCGCCGGTCGATCGGCAGGTCAGGCAGGCTCGTCGTAATCCGGCCCAGCCTCTCCATTGATGGCCTCCTGCTTGCCAGCGGCGTTATAGGCGGCAAGACCATAACCGCCTGCCTGCGCTTTCCTCTCGGCTGCTTCGACGGCATGGCGTTTGGAGTCCATCACGATGTCTCCGATGGATACGCCGGTCACTTCGCTGATGCGTTCCAGGTCACTCAGGTTGAGCGGGCGCGTGAAGTTCTGACGTTTGTACCAGTAGTCCTCGCCGAAGCCGCAGGCCTTGGCAAAATCTTTGACGGTCATGCCGCTTGCCTTTTGGAGCCTGACGCACTCTCGCATGACCTGTTTTGCGAATGTGGTCACTTCGTTTGCTTTCATACCCATGCCTCCATTATAGCCAATTACGTAGTCATTGTGTACAAATTGTAAAGAACTATGCAATTTCATAGACTTCAATCTACGAATTTGCGTAGAGTAAAAACTGTCGAAAGGAAAAGAGAGATGTTGAGCACCAAAAGAACCAAGACCCCTGACCACTACCCGTGCGGCCACATGCGCGGCCCCGGCTGGCACGACTGGCGCGCATGCCTCACCAAACAGGGAATCGAGGAGGATGAATGGCCGGTCTGACGGAAACAGCCACCAGAAACCTCAAAGCGGAACTCGCCAGACACGACAAGACACCAAAAGACCTAGCAAAAGCATGGGGCCTTGAAATCAGAGCCGTCAACAACAGGCTCAAAGGCCACACGCCACTCTCGACGGACGAAATCGAAAAAGCTGCGGCCATGCTCGACATGGAACCTGAAAACCTCGTCATGCTCCTCATCCAGCCAATCGACAGCATCAAACAATTCAAAGCCTGAAAACCACACCAAAGGAGCACTGATGTACATAAAGACCCACGAAAAAGACCTGCGCAAAGCCTGCGTCGAAGCGATATTCAGCGAATTTGAGAATGAGGGCGACGCCATCCGTCCGGCCTATGCCGACGGGTGGGACGAAATCGAAGCAAGGCGTTCGCTCGGTCACATCGTCGGATGCATAGACCTCGACGTGCCCGATCTCGTGGACGTCATCATCGACACGATCGCCAAGGAAGCGCAGAAATGACCAGCCAACTACTCAACCCGCCAAAACCGCCGACACTCCACGAGACAGGAAGCCTGCTGCTCGCATCAAGCGGCTTCTACATCCGCCTCCATGAGGACGGCAGCGCCAGCCTCGTGGACGGCATCCAAGACATCACCCTCGCGGACTTCACGTCAGCGGAAATCGAAGACATCGCCTACGGGCTCAACAACAAGGTGGGAAACACACGATGAGCTGGATGGACGACGGCGGATTCGATATGCAGGCCTTCACCGCCCAGGACGGCAGGCCGATGGCTCGAATGAGCTTCCGCACATCGACCGGCCAATACTACTTCAACCTCACCAAGACCGAAGTGCAGCGCGTCCGACGCGAATGCAATCGAATCCTCAAGGAAATGGAAGCAAGCAAATGACCAGCCATGACCAACTGCACGACAGCGGACAGGCAGGAAACACGAAACCGAACTACACGCTCCGCCGCGTCAAGACCCTGCTCGCCATCATCGCCTGCACCGCATCGGCGACACTGCTTTTCACTTGGCGGACGGCGGACTCACAGACCGCCACCGTCCTCGTCAGCATCATCTACATTCTGACCGTCCTATGGCTGACCGTGCGGTTCGCCCCACGAGAATAAAGACTTCCCACCAGCCGACAGTCCAACAAAACAAACCAATTAGGGATGTTTTCGCGGACATCCACGTTCACTCATGTCGGCTGGCGGGAACACATAACTGAATATCGATTATTATCCACGCGCCGACCGCATCTTGCTTCACATACACTGTCGGCGCACTCGGCTGGGCGACGGTTCGCCCGTCCACGGATTCCAATCTTCTTCTCCTCTATCAAGAAACGCAGGCATTCCCGTGTTTGCAAAACCTTTCAAGTCCGCCTGACGGCCAGTCGCCGTCGGCCGCGCCACCGGCCGCCAGCATGTTCAGGTCATGCTCCAACAGCCAAAGGGGCGTCCGGAATCCAAGGACGGCATCGGTCCGACTCCGATGCCAGCTACTCGGCCCCATCCACTCGTCAGGACGGGGCACACAACTTCAGCAAGCAAAGGAAAAGCCTATGAGCAATGAAATCCAGCGATTCGAGTTCAAGGGCGCATCATTACGCGCCCTGACCGACGAAGCGGGGGAGCCTTGGTTCGTCGCCAAGGACGCATGTGACATCCTCGGCAATGACACAAATCATCTCCGCGAAGCTCTTGATGATGACGAAATCACAAACCTCCGTAATTCGGAGGTTTGGAATCAGCCAGGGCGTGCGCCTCTCATCATCTCTGAGCCCGGTCTGTACAAGCTCATCATGCGTTCGCGGAAGCCGGAGGCGAAGGAGTTCCAACGTTGGGTGACGCATGAGGTGCTGCCGCAGATCCGCAAAACAGGCGGCTACATTCCCACCACGGACGCGGACGATGACATGACCATCCTCGCGAAGGCCGTGATGATCGGCCAACGCACCATGGAGGCGCAGAAGCGACGCATCGCCGAACAGTCCGAGCACATCAAGGCGTTGGAGCCGAAAGCGCGGTTCGCGGACGCGGTGGCCGCAAGCGACGGCACGTGTCTTATCGGGGAACTGGCGAAGATGCTGCGCCAGAACGGTTTGGACATCGGCCAGAACCGACTGTTCGAGATTCTCCGGCAGGACGGTTATCTCGGCAAGACCGGCTCGAACCGCAACGTGCCGACCCAGAAGGCCATGGACTTGGGACTGTTCCGCATCAAGGAAACCGCCATCACCCATTCGGACGGCCACGTGACCATCAACCGCACCGCGAAGGTCACCGGCAAAGGCCAGACATACTTCATCAGCCGCTACTGCCCCGACGACGATGAGTGACGATCTGCTCACGCCATCTGAACTGGCCGTCATGCTCGGCATGAGCGTGCGCACGCTCGCCAACTGGCGGAGCACCGGCAAGGGCCCGCCATATTTGAAAATCGGCGTGGAACCGCCAGAAGGACATCAGGACAGACGCAAAGTCAGATACCAGCGTCAAATCGCGGAACAGTGGGCTTTGGCACACAAGTACCGGAGGACGGTGGCGAGATGAAAAACGGGAGATTCGTTCCGGCTGCACGGTTTAAAAGCAGTCCAGACGTCACAAGCGACGGGAAAGCACGCGTCGACACCGGCAAACCGACCCTCGCGCAGCAGGGAATCGACGTGGACGCTTTCATCCGCGAAAACAGGCGATTGATCGAAAAACTCAGAAAGGGAACACGTTGAAACACGAATACACGGACGGCGAACTCGCCGAGCTGAAAAGCATCTACGACGAATCAGGCGAAGCCGGCCTCAGCATCACCGAAATGCGGGCATTGCGCAAGGCCGGACTCCTCACGCGGGATCCGCCGGCGAAACCGGAGGAACCGTCGAAACGCGATCTCATCCTCGCGCACTGCCAAAAACGCATCGAACAAGGCCAGCCGTTCGACGGCAAGGAAACCGCCGAAGCGCTCGGCATAAGCCCAAAAACAGCCGGCAACATTCTCAGCCAACTCCGCAAGGAAGGACTATTGCCGACCTACGACAAGCATTCGCCACGCAGCAAAACACGGAAAACCACCACAACCGAAAAGAAGGAAACCATGACCAACACAGCAATCCAGGAACAGAAGCCGCAGCCCGAGCCGGAGAACCCACGCGCCATCATCGCAAACGCACTCATAGGCATCTACGACTCCATCTCGGCATTGCAGCGTGCCGCATACCATGCCAACGACAAGGTGGTCTACATGTTCGCCACCAAGTTGCTGAATGGCGAATTGATGGACATCAAAGCCAACTACAGCAAGGACGCAAAATGAAGCTCAATTTCGATAGCAAGAGTGGCGTTTTCGCCATCAAAGCCGAAAACGAAGAGGAAAAAGCCCAGCTCAAAACGTCGGCGGTCGCCATCTGCAATCTCGTCATCGATTTTTTTGACGGTGAAATACAAGAGGCGAAAGTGACGAAGGAATGAAACGCATCCCACTCAAGGACACGGCGAACTCATGGATCTGAAAGCCAGCTACAGCAAGGAAAACAAGTAATGGACAAGAAAACCCTCAACGAAATCACCGAAAAATACGACAACACCAGTCCAGACCAACTCCGCGCCGACCTCGCCGTATTGACTGCGATCAACAAACGCAGCGGCGAAATCCTCAAAATCATCAAAACCGCATGGGAACACGACCACGATGGTGGAGACAAGGAAACCGTCAACATCGCAGGCGTCGAAGCCGGAGAAATCAGCCTCGGCAAAGGCGGCAACGGCAAATACACGGTAACCGACGAACGCGCATACGGCGCATTATTGCACGACAACGATTTCATGATTCCAGGCGGACAGCCGGCAGCCGAACAAGTCTGGATGCCAAGACGTGAAGCAATGGACGCGAAATACCTCGAAGACATGATCCGCGACCACGACGGCGAACTGCCGGACGGCGTGGAATGGAAGACGGGAAGGCCGGGCGTGGTCACGTTCCGCAGCACGCGCGGCTTCGTGGACAAACTGTTCAGCGCGGAACTCGCACCAACCGTCATGCGCCTACTGCTCACTGACGGATCGAAAAACAACACCGGGAAGGAAACCAAGGAATGAGCAACGAACTCACCATCCAAGACAATCAGGACGTATTCACGCAACGGCAACTGGCGGCGTTGGCTCAGATCGGCGTACAGGGAGCCACACCAGCCGACCTTGCCGTGTTCCTCCACCAATGCCAGCGCACCGGCCTTGACCCGTTCAACCGCCAGATTTACATGATAAACCGCCGTCAAAAAGACCAGAACGGCAATTATATGCTGAAGCAGACCATCCAAGTCGGCATCGATGGTTTCCGTACCATCGCGCGTCGCGCGGCGGACCGTAACCACGAGCTGTTCAGCGAGCCGGAAACCCTCTGGTGCGGCGAGGATGGCGTCTGGCATGACGTGTGGATTGCGCCGACCCCTCCGGTCGCAGCGAAGGTCACAGTCCGCCGTGGCGAAGGCGAGTTCACCGGCGTGGCTCTCTACCGCGAATACGTCGGAACTCGGTTCGACAAGTCAACTCAACGTCATGTGCCGAACAGCATGTGGGCTTCTAAACCAGCCACGATGATTGCGAAATGCGCGGAAGCGTTGGCATTGCGCAAGGCATTCCCACAGGATTTGAGTGGCCTGTACACGGCTGACGAAACCGACATGGACGCCGTGCAGGCTGAGATCGTGGAAGAGGAAACCGCAGTCAGAAAAAGCTATGGCAGTCGCGCTAGACAGCGGAATCACGACGAACAGGCCGAGCGGCAGCCGCAGTCTTGCACGCCTGAACAGGCTGACGCCATTTTCACCATGCTGCGTGATTGCGGTGTCGCGTCGAACGAGGAAGCCGAGCAAGTGCTGTACCGGCTGACCGGCAAGCATGGATTGACGCCACGACAGGTCGGCCGGCAGGACGCGGACAATCTGCTCGTCGCGGCCCCTGATTTCGTTAAACGGAAAATCATGCAGGCATTGCAGGAAATCCGCAAACCACAGCGGGAACAGGTGGAAGTCGTTGACACGACCACCGCCGAACAGGAAAACACTGATAGCAAGGAGGCCGAGTGATGGCCGGTGAGACCGTTATCACGATCATTGGGAATCTGACCGCCGATCCGGAATTGCGCACGACGTCCGCTGGCGCGCAGGTCGCGTCGTTCACGATCGCCAGCACGCCGCGCACCTGGAACCGTAATACGGGCCAGTTTGAAGATGGTCAGGCCTTGTTCATGCGCTGCAGCGCGTGGCGCGACTTGGCCGAACATTGCGCGCAGAGCCTGGGCAAGGGCATGCGTGTGATCGCGCAGGGTCGTTTGCAGCAGCGTTCCTATCAGGCGCAGGACGGCTCCAACCGCACGGTCATCGAGTTGCAGGTGGATGAGATCGGCCCATCGCTCAAGTATGCGACGGCTCAGGTGCAGAAGATGCAGTCAGGCGGATACCAGGGCGGCAACGCCAATGGTGGCGGCTATCAGCAGCCGCAGCAGGCACGGCAGCAGCCGCAGGCTCCGGCCGATGATCCGTGGGGCGCGCCAGCCGGAGAGCCTGACTTCTGATATGCGCGAATGGATTGAACCGCCGGACGTCGAACCGGTATGTCCCAGGCATGGGTGCACGTTGTATCCGGCGCGCCCCATCCCATGCCCCGAATGCGAAATCGAAGCCGAGGAAGAGGAGGAATGATGCAGGAATTCGTCGTGGACATTCCACGGGACGAATGGTGGACGCAAAACCGTCGCGGCCACTGGCGAGTGAAATTCGCGCACACAAGCGCAGTCAAACAGCGTGCCATGGCATTCGCCAGATTCTGGCTCCAAAACGGCCACCACAGGCCACAACACTTCCCAGTGCACGTCACCGCGATCATCCACCCATTGACTCACGGGCGCTTCGACCCGGAGAACGCGGCGCCCATGGTCAAAGCCATCCTTGACGCGCTCACCGATACCGGCTTCTGGCCCGACGATGACTCAAAACACATCATCGGCCCCGACTACCGAGGTGGAGAACCAAGCATCCGAAAAGGCTGGTACCGAATCACAATCCGAATCGAAGAGGAAGAACACTAACCATGGCCACGAACGTAACCGAGAGAAACAAGACACTACAAGAAATCATCGAATGGTGCGAAAACAGTCGGAGTACCCTTGTGAAGTTTCTGCAGCAGACGCACTTGCTGGGCATTGTCGGGACAACGTCGTGCAACGGACGTATACGAGCATACGAGGATGTGATCAATCACTGCAAGGACATGCTCGGCCATTCCGGCTCCATGCCGTCCGAGGTGTCGAATCAAAGCGAGGATGCGAAATGAGCAGGACTGAAACCACTGCCATGCTGTCCGAGCTGGTTGAGAAGCGTCTGAAGAACCGCGTCAGCTTCTGGGCAAGCGAGGTGAATTTCGACTTGGGCACCTCGAAAAACAGACGAATCGACTTCATGGGATTCAAGCCGTTCACGCCTGGCTATGTGCTCATGCCGGCAAGTGTGGAACTTGGCGAGTTCTCCTGTTACGAAGTCAAGTCCTGCATGGCGGATTTCAAATCAGGCCATGGGTTGACGTTCTACGGGGACGTGAACTACCTCGTGACCACAAGGGAACTGGCCGAGGAACTGCGAGTCAACTACCTGCTGCCACACAATATCAATCAAGTGCTCACACCATCGAAAAAAGGCGACAAGCTCGTACCGCTTTTCGACGTGTCCGGCAAGTGCCCATCCTACAGGTGCCGCGCCGCAAGCGAAATGCTGTACGCGATGATCGAAGCGAACGGAAAGAGAACAAATTGAGCATCGCAGAGGATGAAGCCGAGAAGGCGTATCCGACCCGCTACTGGAATGGAACTCGTATCAAGGAAGAGTTTTACTGCGACACGGACGATTTGCAGGAAGCATACCTGCATGGCCGCGCCGCACCACCGGCTGACGCCGAGGTCGAAGCCGTGGCGAAAAAACTGATGTGGTGGGACATGGCACCAGCCTGGGAAGACGTCATGCCAAGTGAGGACTGCTTCTGGACTCTGTCCGAGCCGGAGATACGAGCCAATTACATCAGGGACGCTCGGGAAATGCTCGAAATCGCACGGAAGGCGGCAAACGAATGAGCATCGAGGACAGGGCTGAAACCATCGCCGTCGCCGTCGCGGTAATGTTCTTCGTCATATTCATCGCCTTCATCGGCTATATCTGCTGGGCTGAAGCGACGGCGGACACCATCATCCTCCGTGATGACGGTCAATCATACGCATGTCAGACCAGCAGAATATCCCCAGCGCCACACAACTGCAAACCGGTCAAGGAGAAACGATCATGAGCATCAGATACGTGGAATGCGCCCACTGCGGAGAAGTCGTCGGCACATATTACGTGACCTGCCCCTACTGCGGATACAAGCTGGCCGTGCGCAATCCGACAAGCATGGATCCGCTGTATGGCATGACCGACGACGAATTCTACCGTGAGCTCGGGAGCATGTGATGGAAGATGTTGGAATTCTTCCTTGGCCCCCACCAAGCTTGGCGGAACTCGAAGAAGCTTTTGATTCGATGGACCACGACGGAACAACAAGAGGAGATTAGGCGATGGCTAGACGCGGCTACGTGCAGCTCGTGAACGGCTTCTACGCTAACGAGAAGGTGCAGGAACTGGCCCGCAGCGGACGCATGGACGCTGTTGGAGTCTTCTGCATGGCTTTGACGTATTGCGGCGACCATCTCACGGACGGATTCGTGCCGCGCCGCGCCATGCTCTATGTCATCGGCGCCACGGGCGAGCAGGTCAACGCACTGTGCGATGTCGGAATGCTCGAAGCGGTTGACGAAGGCTGGCTGATCCACGACTACACCGCCCACAACCGCACCAAAGAGCAGGTATTGCATGCCAGGAAGAAAAGCGCCGAGCGCGTGGCCAAGCATCGCAACGAATCCGATGTAACGGCGTTACATCGGAACTGTAACGCTGTTACATCGGGACAAACACCAGAACACCAGAACACCAGAACACCAAAGAAAGAGAAAGAAGAAGAATATTCTTCTTCTTTCTCCAAAGAAATCGGGGTAAGCGACTTCGAGCTAGTGAGGGAGAAGGCGCACGCCAACGCCGACATCATCCGAAACTATCCGAACCTCGACCTATCGGACGCATGGAACGCATTCAACTCACGGCATTACGGCGAAACACACACCGTCAACAACTGGACGCGCCTATGGAAAGGCTGGTGCCAACGCCGCGCCAACATGAGAGGCATCCCACCCTCGAAACGCCACATACACACATGGCAGTGCGAGCACGTGCTGCAAGCGCTCGGACGCGACAAGGAAACCGCCACACCAGACCAACGAGCCTGCCAGATGGCGAAACAACTCAACAAGGAGGAAAACGCGAAATGAACAGCAGAACCACCACCCATCCCACGCACGAAGAACTAGCCAAAGCATGGCAGGAAGGCTACGCCGCTGGTTGGAAAGACCAGGAATGCGACTTCCCGCCACACACCACCGAAAACCCATACCCGGAGACCATTGAATGAAACGCAACCCGTTTGAAATCGCGTTCGGCATCGTGTTGACCGTCTGCCTGTGCGTCGCACCAATCATCATATTCACAATCAGTTAAGGAGTTCCAAAAATGAGTGACAACGTCAACCACCAGACAAGGAAGGAAACACTCGAAATGAGAAAACGCAAACCACTCGCGCTCGCCGGCATCGGCCTTACCGCCATAACCATGTTCCTGCTCACACCGGTATTCCTCCTCGCGCTCGCGGGATGCGGGAGCGCGTCCAAGACGTCGACCCCGGCCCACGCCATCGCCGCCACCGGCACCACATGCTCCGAAGAGTCCAGCTACGGCATCAAGGAATGCATCGTCACACTGTCCGACACGAGGAAAGTGGACTGCGTCGTCTACTCGGGCTACAGGCGGGGCGGCCTGTCATGCGACTGGAGCCATGTGAGCGGCGCGGACAAGGAGCCACAGTGAAAATCTGGTCGCAATGCGGCGCCGTATGTATCGCACCAGAGGACGACGAGGAACGGCAGGCGTGCGAAATCGCCGTCAACGCCCTGCTCAGATGGTCGGCGGAACACGACAAGGAAAAGGGACAACAATGAAAGTGAAGAAAACCCTCATGGACATGATCGTCAAATGGCATCAGGCCGGATACGCGCTCGACGAGATCGCGCCGCTCGTGCCGCAAGTGCCGAAAGCCGAAATCGCGGCCATCATCCACCAGTACGACAAGGAGACCAGACTTTGACCGACTGCCAGCACTGCCACAAGCCCATGAAAACGACAGCAGACAATCTGCTCTGCCAAACCTGCCGCGAAACCTACTGGCAGCTCATCCGCCAGCTCGGCCATGTCCAACTGCCCGCCCTGCGAAGCATCATGCTCAGACAGGCGCACATCGGCCCCACAGGCCACACGCCGAACAAAGGCAACGCGCCACTGCCCATCGACACCCGCGCGCAAGACCTCATCAAAGAATCGGAAGCATGGCTCGCCGAACAGGCAGGGAAAATACGCGCCGCATACGCCGCATACGACTGGCGGAAAGCATGGCATGCCATCATCAGCAACCGGCACACCATCCTCAACATGAGCACCGCAGCAGACGACTACGCCGCCCTGGAACACATCACCAGACGCAACGAACAAGCCCTGACACCGGAAGAAGCCATGGTCATCATCGGCAGCTGCCCAAAATGCGGCCACCAAGCCACCAGCACGCCACAAGCCGAAACATGGACATGCCCAGACTGCAAATGGCAAGGCGGAGTCCAAGCCATCAAAGCCGAACGCGACAACAAACTCTGGCAACTCGAATACACCGGAAAACCAATCGAAGTAGCACGCTACCTCGCCAAAATGGACATTCACTGCACCAGCGGCCAGATCCGCCAATGGCTCACCAGAGGCAAACTCCACGCCACGCCGACAAAACACAAAGGAGAGTACGTGTTCAACCTCGGAGAAATAACCGCCATGCTTGACTGTCACAATTAAAATGCTATACTGTCGTATGTTCGTAGAATGGTTCAGCCGGAAAATGGTTGGACCATTCTTCATATCCAGCTTCGATAGCTCAACGGTCAGAGCAGGCGGAATAGCACAAAATACCAACGGTCGGACCCCAACCAACCATGGCGCCATACTGCACACACAACCATGATGACAACAACGCATTCCACCTCACGCCGGTCCGACTCCGGCACGAAGCACCACACACACCACCAGAGGCTGGAGGATTCCACAGTGAGCCTTCGTCGATGCGCCTGGCGCAACTGCCCACAACTCGTCAAACAAGGCACACGCTTCTGCGCCATCCACACACACGAATACGAGCGGCAGCGTGGCAGCTCAACAGCAAGAGGATACAACGCAGCACACCGCCACCTCCGCAGGGCATGGGAGGCACGACTAGCCACAGGCGAAACACACACCTGCGCCAAATGCGGACAGCCAGTCACAGCCGCGGACCAATGGGACCTCGGCCACACAGACAACAGACAAAGCTGGACAGGCCCGGAACATCGCAGCTGCAACAGGAAAGACGGACAGCACAAAGCAACCGCAAGCGCCGAACACTGGACACGACACCAAGCCAAGCCACTGCAGCAACCACAGTCGCAACCAACAGGCAAACCACAAACGCAAACACGACACGACACAAACGAATCAAACGCAAGCGGACAAGCCAAACAAGCACACACAACAAAAACAACAAAACACACGCCAAAACAGGAAAAAATACAATCAACCAACCCACCAACACCCCTAGGGGGGTACCCCGAACGGCAAGGCCAAGACCGCCGGTGAGGGGACTCGCAAGTTCGCGGATAGTTCAAGATTTGACGGATTGGCCGATACCGTAATTTTTCCGGTTCGAGGATTGGAGGTCGCATGGCGACGCATGGCGGCGCACGCACGCGCTCCGGTCCGATGCCGGATCCGTCTAGCGCCCGGTCGGACGCGCGTGGTCTTGGCTCTGATATTCTTCCGCTTTCGGCTCGCGGATACCGTTACCGACCGAAGGCTTTTCCACTGTCCGAGTGGACGATTTGGGACACTTGGAAGGATGATGACGGTTTCCATAAGGAGCGTGACGAGAAGGCCACGGAGGCGTGGAATCGGCGTGAGCGTGAATTGTGGCGTGACTTGTGGCGTCTGCCGCAGGCCATCGCATGGCATATGCCGCGTTATGGATACATGTTCACGACGATTGCCCTGTACGTGAGGCAGTTCGTGCTTTGCGAGTCTTCGGAGGCGAAGGCTGCTGACCGTACGGCGCTTGCACGGTATGCCGACACCATCGGCTTGACGCCACAAGGACTTCGTTTGAATGGTTGGGCGATTGTCGATGACGAGCCGAAGCCGAAACGCTCGGCAGAATCTTCCGACAAGATCATCCCGTTCAAAAGCGCGAAGCAGCGGTGGCTTGAGAATCAGAAAGAGGATGCGGAATGAGCGAGCAGAAAACGCCGGTTGTTCCGAAGTCCCTTGGTTTCCTTTTTGCCGATTGGATTGCCGCGCACTGCGTTGTGCCTAATGGCTATGATCTGGGCAAGCCGTTTGAGCTTGTCGGCTGGCAGTTGGATAACGCCATCGATTTTTATCGGGTGAAGCCTGATGCGGTGTATGATCCGGCTCGGCCTCGTCAGGCTGCGGCGTTCAAGTGGCGTCGAGGTCAGATCGTCGGCGGTCAGAAGCTGGGCAAGTCGCCTTTCGGCGCGGCAGTCGCTGCTTTTGAGGGTGTTGGGCCTTGCGTGTTCTGCGGATGGGCCAAAGGCGGCGAGACGTTCCGCTGCTCCGACTGGGGTTGCTCATGCGGTTTCGAGTACGAGTATTCTCCGGGTGAGCCGATGGGCATGCCGCGTCGCACCGCTTTGATTCAGCTGCTCGCCACTTCCGAAGAGCAGACAGCGAACGTCTACCGTCCTTTGCAGTCAATGGTGCGCAATGGCCACCTGTCCGACCTGATGAAAGTCCGTGAAGGCTTCATCCGCCTTCCGAACGGCGGTCGCATCGACCCTGTGACGGCTTCGGCGCACTCGAAGCTTGGTAATCCGGTGAACTTCGTCCTCGGCGACGAATCCGGCATCTGGACTCGTCGTAGCGGCATGTTCGAGGTTGGTGACACGGTGATGCGTGGCGCTATGGCCATGGATGGAAGAATGCTTGAGCTGACGAATCCGTGGGATCCGATGGACGCCAGCTTTGGCCAGATGACCTACGAGAGCACGGCGTCGGACATCATGAAGTTCTTCCCGAAGCATGACCCCTCATTGGATTTCGCGGATCCGCAGGATAGGCGGAAGATTCTCGAATTCGTCTATTCCGGTTCGCCGTGGGTGCCGCTCGATCAGGTCGAAGCGACCGCGACCGAGCTTATGGCCCGTGATCCGGCGCAGGCCCGACGTTTCTACGGTTGTGAGATCGTGCAGGGTTTGGGCTCGTACATGCCTGAGCCGCTTTACGATGGCACGATGGTTGACCGTCAGCCACCCGAGCCGGGGGCTGAGATTTGTCTCGGCTTCGATGGCTCGCAATCCGGTGACTGGACGGCATTGCGTGCGGAGACCGTGGATGGCTGGCGTTGGACGCCGACATACGGGCCGTCAAATCGTCCGGCGTATTGGAATCCGGTTGAATGGGAGGGGCGCATACCGCGAAGCGAGGTCGACGCCTGCGTGTCCGAAATGTTCGACAGGTACAAGGTGCAGCGCTTCTACTGCGATCCGCATCCGTGGGAGTCGCAGGTGGACGAGTGGGCATGCCGCTTCGGCGAGGACATCGTGGTGCCTTGGCCGACCAATCGCATCGGGCGCATGTTCGACGCGCTCACCCGTTTCATGGAGGATACCGCCGACCATTCCACGACGCATTCCAACGATCGCATGGCGCGATTGCATATGATGGCGGCGCGTAAGGTCGCCAAGCCAGGCGACAAGTACGTGCTCGGCAAGCCGAGCGAGAATCAGAAGATCGACATAACCATGGCCGACATCCTCGCACACGAGGCGGCGTCCGACATGAGGGCGCTCGGCTGGAGCGCAGGCGGCTCACCGGTCATGGTGTACGGCTGGTAAGGAGGCTGTTGTGGAGCTGATACAGGCATCGAGGCTTTCCGACGATGACGCGAAGCTCATCAGGAGCCTCACCTACCGGCTTGCACGACTGCGCAAGCCTCATAGGCAGTGGGATGATTATTATCGCGGACGGCAGGTCATCCAGAGCATCGGCATCGCCGTGCCGGCCGAACTCCGTTCGTTCGTTTTTCCGCTGAATTGGCCGCGCATCGTGGTCGATAGCGTCGTGCAGCGCCAGCAGGTCAAATCCTTCTCTGTGCCGAATGACGACAAGGTGTCAAACGAGCTGCGCGATCTTTGGGAATACAACAACATGGAATCGCAGCAGGTGCTTTTGCACACGGAAACACGCGTGCAGGGCCACGGCTTCGTATGCGTAGGCGCTAACCCGAAGGACAGACGGCATCCACTGATCACCGTCGAATCATCCAGGAACATGATCGCGCGCATCGACCCTCGCACGAGAACCGTCGAATCAGCGCTCCGCGTCTATTTCGACCCTTGGGAGAACGGGACGCCGGACTACGCGACACTGTACACGCCCGAATACACGCTCTGGCTGGAGAAACAGCACGGCAAGTGGGTCATGACCGGCCGCGACGACCACCACCTCGGCGTCGTCCCTGTTGTGCAGTTCCTCAACCGTCCGCGCGCCGGCGACTTCCTTGGCGAGAGCGAGATGGCCGACGTGGTGCGGCCGACAGACATGGCCGCACGCGCCATCCTCGACCTGCAGATCGCCATGGAAACTCACGCGGTGCCAGGAAAATGGGCGATCGGCGTCACGCACAACGACTTCATCGACGCGAAGACCGGACAGCCGGCATCGGCGATAAAGACCTATTTCAACTCGATGCTCACCTCCAAGAACGCGAACGCGAAATTCGGCCAGTTCACTGCATCCGACCTGTCGAACTTCAAGACGGTCATCGACCTGCTGAGCGAGCAGATGAGCGCCATCACCGGTCTTCCGATGCGTTATTTCGGAATGAACACCGCCAATCCGGCAGCCGAGGGAGCCATCCGCGCCGACGAGCTGAGACTGGTGAAGAACGTCGAGCTGAAGAACGCCGTTGACGGCGATGCGTGGTCGCAGGTCATGGCCGTGGCGCACAAGCTCGCCACCAGCGACGACATTAACGCGAACCTGGTGCGCTGCGACTGGGAGGATCCGAACACGCCGACCTACGCTCAGCGTGCTGATGCGATCACGAAGCTCATGGCGTCCGGCATCCTTTCCCGCGAGGGGGCATGGGACGAGCTTGGCTGGAGCGAGGCCCGCAAGGACAAGGAGCGCGAGTACTTCGCCAAGCAGATCAGCGAATCCTATGGCCAATTCATGAAGGACGTGGACTATGGCGGCGACGATGGCGGGGCAGACGCTTCCGCAGGAGGCGACGGCGCAGAACCGTCTGCTGCGCAGCCGAAGCAACCGGCTGGCCGCGACGGTGCTCAGACTGTGGCATAAGCACGCGCAACCAGACTTCGACATCGCCTTCGCGGACATGATGCCCGAACTTTTCCTCGCATTGGACACGGCGCAATACCACACCGCCTCCGACGCGATCGCATCGACGCCGAAAATCATGGAACGCTTCGACGTGGTGAACGCAGCACACCCGGAATACAAGCCGGACCCATGGCAGTGGGTCGGCGTGAACGGCAACGGCATGGATACCGTGGACACGATGTGGACGGCGATCACCATCGGCAAGCAGGCCGTATCCAACGGCGCCCCGGTGGACGTGGCCATGGACCGCATAGGCGTGACCTTGGTGCTCAGGACGCGCACCATGCTGGCGGACACTCACCGGTCGGCCACAAGCATGACCGCTCGCGGCATCTGCTACCAATCCACCTACGTGCGCGGCCTGACACCGCCGAGCTGCGGAAGATGCGTCATCCTCGCCGGACAGCCATGCGGCAAGACGCCTTTCGAAAGGCATCCGCACTGCGACTGCATCGCCGTCTACACCGGCCCGAAAGCACCGGCAAACGCATGCACCAGTCCAAGCGAATACCTTGATTCACTGGACGAAGGCCAGCTCGCCAAAGTCCTTGGCGGAAGGGCCAACGCCCGAGCCTACGCGGACGGAGCCGACCTCAACCAGCTGGTTAACGCCCAACGCGGCATCCGCACCGCCCAGATCGACGGGCGGAACATCAAGTACACGACCGAGGGCACCACGCGCCACGGACTCGCCGCATCACGCATGATCGACTCCGGATACGCCAAGGAATTCGTCAAGAACGGCGGACGGTACACAAAGGTCGACAGGCCGCGTCTCATGCCTGAGACCATTTACGCACGCTGCGGCGACGATCATGAGAAGGCCTTGGGCATGCTCTACAAGTACGGCTGGATCCTCTAGCCGAAATCGAATTTTTCACCGGCATCGCGATGGTGCCGGCGCCGGCACGCGATGTGACGGCCAAGGAAACCACAAGGAGAAAACACAATGCATAGGAAATGGTGGAATCTCATCCGCATCCGCACCATCGAGACCGGTGCCGAACCGGGCGGCGGAGAGCCGCCGCAGCCGGAGCCGCCGCAATCCGACCCACAGGCGAATACCGGCGGCGAAGGCGACGAGAAGCTCGGCGAACACGGCATGACCGCGCTCAAGAACGAGCGCCTGGCCAACAAGTCGCTGCGCGAACAGCTCGCCGCCGCGAACGCCAGAATCAAAGAGTTCGAGGATCGCGACAAGACCGACGCGGAAAAGGCCAGCGAGAGGATCGCCAGCCTGGAGAAGTCCAACACCGGCAATGCCGCGAAGGCACTGCGATACGAGGTCGCCGTCGACAAGCAATTGCCGAAGGTCTTGGCTGAACGTCTGCAGGGATCCACTCGCGAGGAGCTGGAAGCCGATGCGGACAGCCTGCTGAAGCTCGTCAACGTGCAGAACAAGCCGAACGTCAAGCCCGACCCGAGTCAGGGCAAGGGCGGCGACCCGAAGCCGAACAGTCTCTCCGAAGCCATTTCCGCATATTACAAGTAACCGATTCATTAGGAAGGAGACAACCTTATGGCTGTCACTCTCGCAGAGGCGAAGAACAACGCCCTCGAAGACTACGACCCCTTCGTCATCGACGAATTTCGAAAGTCCAGCGTCATCCTCGATTCCCTCATCTTCGATGATGCCGTGAACCCTGCAGGAGGCGGCGCGACGCTCGACTACTCCTACCGTCGGCAGGAGACCCAGCCCACCGCCGAATTCCGCGCCATCAACACGGAATACTCGCCGAGCACCACCACGACCAAGAAGTACAGCACCACACTCGCCGTGCTCGGCGGCGCCTTCGAGATCGACCGAATCCTCGCGAACGTCGGCCCGAAGGGGTCCGACGAGGTGACACGCAACATCAATGACAAGGTGAAGGCCGCGATAACCCTGTTCCAGGATACCGTGATCAACGGCGACGTTGGCGTGAACGATAAGGCCTTCGACGGCCTGGACAAGGCGCTCACCGGCTCAAGCACCGAAATGAAGCCCACCTCCGGCACCTACGACTGGACCGACCTCGAAGGAGAGAAGGGCAACAAGGCCATCGACACGCTCGACGAGTTCCTTGACCTGCTTGACGGCACGCCGACCATCGTGGTCGGCAACAAGAAGGCCCTTGCCCGCGTCCGTGCCATGGTGCGCCGCACCAGCATGTACGTGCGCGAACCGATCGATGGTCTCGCCAACGCGAACGGCCGTCCGATCAGCCGCGAATCCTATGGCGGCATCCTCTTCGCCGACGCCGGCGAGAAGGCCGGCAGCAACGATCCGATCATCCCCATCGCCACAGACGGCACCACTAGCCTGTATGCGTACCGCGTTGGCTTGGACGGCTTCTGCGGCATCACCACCACCGACGGCACCCTCGTGAAGACCTGGCTGCCTGACTTCACCCAGCCGGGCGCGGTGCATCGCGGCGAGGTCGAGCTTGGTCCGGTCGGCGTCGCATTGAAGGCCACCAAGGCCGCTGGCGTGCTCCGTAAGATCAAGGTCAGGTGATCATGATGTGGCGAATCGAAGCTCCGAATAATGAGTACAACGGCGTCACCGCCGGCGTGACCTTCGTCGGTGGCGTCGGTGAGACCGATGCGGATCCGTCCGACTATTTCCAGCGCCACGGATACACGGTGGCCGAGGTGCAGGCCGACGAACCGAGCACGGTCGCCGACGCCGCGAAGCCGAAGAAGAAGACCAGTGAGAAGGATGGTGAATGATGAAGGAGACCACGAACGGACGTCACGAGAACATGATCCCGGCAAGCGCGGTGTATGTGCCGCAGCCGGGCGGCGCAGCTAAGCCGCTCGATACGGTGCTGTCCGGCATGCCCGCCAAGCAGGCTGCTGCGGTGAGGGACGCCACCACAGGTCAGGAGATGGCCACCATCAACGCTTTGCTGGCCAGCCTGCGCAACGCCGGTATCATCGCGAAGTGATTCCATGACCTGGGCGCAAATCGACGATGTCGCAGTTGAACTCGGCCGCGACATCGCCTCCGACAGCACCGAAGGCAGGCAGATCGGGAAATGGCTCCGCCGCGCCGAAATGATGATCCGCAACCGCATCCCAGTGCTGGACGAATGGTGCACGGACTCGAGATATCAGGAGACCGTCATCGAAGTGGAATCCGCAGCCGTCGCACGCAAGGCGCTCAACCCGGAGGGCGTGAGCAGCACCATGCTGCAGATCGACGACGGTAACATGCAGACCAGCATCGACAGCTCGCGCAGTCGCGGCGAGATCTCCATCCTCGACGAGGAATGGGACATGCTGCTGAAACGCGTCAGCAGCGATCTCGCTACGGCGGTCATCGCTCCGGAACCCGTGGTCATCCCGCTGCCGCACTACCCCTACGACTACTGAGGAGGTTGACATGCCAAGCATGGCACCTCTCATCGGAGCCCTGCCGAAACTACGCCAGATGGCCGAAAGCCTCATGACCGACCAGTGCGTCGTCACCCGCATCGGAGACACCACAACGGATCCGGACACGGGACTGCCGACCACCGGCAAGGAGAAGGTGTACGAAGGCAGCTGCAAGGTGCAGACCAGCGGCGGCCTCGCCAGCGAGCAGACCGAAGGCAGCGCGGCCCAAGCCATGGGCGCCGTCTCGTTGGTCTGGTCTTTGTACGTGCATTTTCCATATGGCACTCCAGGCCTTCGCGCCGGTGACGTGGTGGAAGTCACGGAATCCGCTAATCCGCTGCTCGTCGGCAGGCGGTTCAGGCTCGTCTCGCCTCAAAGCGAGAAGACGCACGCCACCGCCTGCCGTTGGAACGTGAAGGAGGACTCATGAGTGGACTGTTCGACGCTTCGCGGTTGACGGCCTTCGGTGATGCGCTGCTCGCCAAGGGCGTGGCTCGCCGCGCTTTGATCTCCGCGTCGGTGAAGAAGGGCGCGCAGAACGTCAAGAACTCGATTCGCGACGACCTGAACGGTTCCGGCAATGCCGCATTCAGGCGTATCCCGATCACCTACACCGTTTCGGAGGGTGCTGGGCGTATCACCGCCGAGATAGGCCCCACCAAGGGCGGAGCGGGTTCGCTCGCGAACATCGCGTTCTTCGGCACCGCGAGGGGCGGTGGAACGCATCGGTTCTACGAGCATGGTGAGGAAGAATTGCCGAAGCTTGCGGAATACGTGGCGCGTGCCGCCGTGGAGGTGGTCTGAATGAAGTCGATCATGACGTTGACCGACACGATTCTCGATCATATCCCGAAGCCGGCGACGGGCTGGGCCGTGTACCGGCAGACGGCGCCTAAGCCTACGGAGAAGCCGCCGTGGGTGATTGAGACGGTCACGACCAACGGTCACATCGTCGGCGAAACGCAGCATGTGCATTGCGGCATCGGCACTTTGCTAGTGCGCATCGTGAGCACTACGGCCGATTCCGTCAACGTGCTGGCCGATGACCTCATGATTCCAGGACTTGCTGGCAAACGGTTCGTCGCGCAGGGGTTCGACACCGGCTGTCTGACTCTGTTCTCCGATTCCGGCGCTTACGCGGCCGGACTTACCGCAGAGGATACGGCGCTGCTTTACCAGTGCCGTCTTCTGACTTTCAAATTCAACTGGTCACGCATGTGACCCAAATATTTAAGGAGGAGTCATGGTTTTGACTCTGGGAACCGAAGTTCCTTCCACACCTGCGGACGGTCTGGTCAACACGATCTGGGTGCCGTCCATCAAGAACATCCAGAAGCCGACCGCTGCAGAGATCAGCGCCGGCACCGACCTGAGCAACTACGTCACCCTGGGCGGCTGGTCGTGCTCGCCGTCGCAGGATTCCATCTCCGACCAGCGTGAGAACAGCGCGCAGGATTACGAGAATCCCGGTCGCAAGAAGATCAGCGGCCCGAGCATCGAGGTCATCGACAACACGAACACTTCGCATTCCGCTCAAAACGCTGCAATGGATACGTTGACCGAGGGGGCGGAAGGCTACTTCGTGCGCCGCTATGGCAAGCAGACGGATACGACTTTTGTCGCCGGAGATACGGTGAACGTGTATGCGGTCCGTATCGGCATGAGTGCCAAGGTGGCGATCGCCGCGAACAGTGTGCTGCGCAGCAAGGTCAATTTCTCCGTCCGAGCTCCTGGCTGGGCGGAGAACGTGAAGGTCGCCTGATTGATTCTTCCAGCACCGGACTTTCACCCCTTTCTCCGGTGCTGGATTTTCTTTTTGAAGAAGGGGAGCATGGTTTTTCAAGGCAAAGGAATGTTTTATGCTTAAGGTCACCAGACGTATCATGGAGGTCGATGTCATTCTCAACCAGCAGGTCGCCGAGGACATTGCGCGATTGGGTGATGCGCTGGCCGAGGAGGCCACGCGCGAACAAATCACGGAGGCCGGGACGAACCGGCAGGCGAAGGCCACCGCGCGGCGCATCGAAGAGCTACGCGAACAGGCGGATGCGGAGACATTGAAGCTCACGTTGCGGGCATTGCCGGTAAGCAAGTGGGCGCAGGCATTGGCCGCGCACCGCAATGACAACGGCACGAACGACATGTTCGGCACCGCCGCTGCGGCACTGCCGCTCATGCTTGATTCCGCGACCATCGGCGGCAAGCCTGTGGCCGACGAGGACAAGACCGAACAGGCGTGGCGTGGCCTGTTCGACGAACTCACCGATGGCCAGGTCACGCCGATCTGGCAGGCCATCGCCGAGCTGAACGGCACCGCAGCGGACCCAAAAGCGGCATTCGACCTCGCCTCGCAGGTTCTCCGCAACTAGTCGAGGATCTTAAGATCTGCCGCCAGCTCGGCATCAGCTATAAGCGTTTCATGGGCTGGCGCCCGAGTGAGGGCGATGAGGTCGAATGGGATGAGACGGAACGCAATTGGATGCGTTCATTGGCTGAATACGAACGGTCATTATGCCCCATGTGCGGTTTGCCTCGCTCGATCTGCCAAGACCCGAAGGGCGAACTTACATTGCATGCCGAAACCAGCGTCTGCTGGGCCACTGCGCACATGCAGCAGGCCATGAAACGTTGGACAGAGGCCAACGGCAAGGACAATCCGGCCGCGAACGCCTTGGTGGCGCATTTGACCTGATTTTTGGAGGATGCTTTGGCGGAGAACAAGAACATCGTCATCCGGTTGATGGCGGACACAGCCTCCTATGAGGCGGCGATGACCCGCGCCGGAAGCACTGCGAAAACAGTCGCCTCTGGCATGGAGAACACAGGCCGCAAGTCCGCGCTCATCGCCAGCGGCATGACCGCAGCAGGTTTGGCAGTGGCCGCTTTCGGCGTGGCCGCAGTCAAGATGGCCGCAGACTTCGACCAGCAGATGAGCACCGTGCAGGCGAACACCGGCGCGACCAGCGCCCAAATGGACCAGCTGCGTGCCGCCGCCATCGAAGCAGGAGCTTCCACGGTTTATTCCGCTTCGGATTCCGCTGATGCGATCAATGATCTCGGCAAGGCCGGCATGAGCGTCACGGATATTCTCACTGGCGGCTTGTCCGGCGCTTTGAATCTGGCCGCGTCCGATGGAATGGCCGTGGGGGATGCCGCCGAATACATGGCCAACGCGTTGAGCATGTTCCATTTGAAGGGGTCTCAGGCTTCTCAGGTGGCCGATACTTTGGCGGCTGGCGCCGGAAAGGCCGTCGGCAATGTCTCCGATTTCGGCGAGGCGTTGAACAATTGCGGCGCGCAGGCGAACAGTTTCGGCATGAACGTGCAGGAGACCACCGGCGTTCTGGCGCTGTTCGCGCAGAACGGCACCATCGGAGCCGAGGCCGGCACCCAATTGAACAGCATGCTGATGAAGCTGGCTGCGCCGTCCGCCGAAGCGTCCAGCACCATGAAGGAATTGGGCATCAGCGCATATGACGCTCAACATCATTTCGTCGGCATGGCGAATTTCGCCGGCCAATTGCAGAAGGCCGAAAAAGGCTTGACCGACGAGCAGCGTAACCAGGCGAACGCGACCATCTTCGGCAGCTATGCCATCAAGGCCGCGAATTATCTTTACGAGGCGGGCGAGTCCGGTGTCAACAAGTGGACGAAGGCCGTATCCGAAAGCGGGTATGCCGCCGAGCAGGCTGCTGCGAAGAACAACAATCTCAAGGGTGATCTGGAGAATCTGAGTGGCTCCATGGAATCCTTGATGATTTCCGTTGGTGAGGGCGCTCAGGGCCCGTTGCGCAAGATGGTGCAGGGCTTGGATACGCTGGTTGACACGTTCGCCGGTTTGCCGTCCGGAGCGCAGCAGACCATCGTGGTCATGGCATCATTGGCCGGCGTGTTCGGCGCGGTGCACAAGGCCGCGGGCAATCTCAACGGCAGCACCAGCAGGATGGCCAACAACATCGGTCTGGCCATCGACCCGATCCAACGCGTCAAGACTGCGCTCGGATCCGCGCAGACCGCATTCCAGATGTTCAAGGCGTCTTCGATGAGCGCTTCCGAGCAGATGGAGGCGTTCGGCACGTCCGCTTCCAAGGCGCAGTTGAAGACCGCTGGTTTCAAGGCGGTCGGCAGCAGTGTCATGAGCCTGCTTGGCGGCCCGTGGGGCATCGCCCTGACGGTGGCCGGCGCTGCACTGTCAGCTTTCATCAGCCGACAGCAGAAGGCCAAGGAAGCCGCCGAGCAATTGCAGTCGGCTCTGGAATCCGGCAGCAACATCAGCGAGACCATCGCCGGAGCCTATCAGGATATGAGCAGTGGCGGCGTCAAGTTGACCACATGGCTTGACAAGGCGGGTATCAGCCTGACCGACATGACCAGCGCAGCCATGGGGAACGAAGCCGCGTTGAAGCGCGTCAACAAGCAGATCAAGGAAATCGACAAGCCCGGCATTGGCGGAACTGCGGCAGCCGCCATCAAGAAAGCCCTGAAAGAGGAATCAAAGGCCTACGATGATGCTTCCAGGAAGGCCAATGAGAAAAGCAAGGCCGCCAAGAACGCGGTGGATGCTGACGGAAAGTCTGCATCGGCAGCGAAGGAAGCTGCCAGCGCGAACAAAGAGCTTGGCTCTTCCGCTTCGGATGCGTCAAGCCAAATCGATGATCTTGTCCAGGCGTTGTTTGGTTTGGAGTCGGGCAATCTGACTGCAGACCAGGCGGTCGACCAGCTGAATCAGAAGATTGGTGAACTGTCCGACACCTGCAAGGACAATGGCGTGGTGTTCGACCAGAGCGGCAATCTGCTTGACAGGTTTTCAGAGCAGGGCACGAAGACCAAGCAGGCGTTGGAGGACATCGCCAGCAGCGCCCAGAACGCTGCGGAAAAGATTCTCAAGCAGGGCGAGAGCACCAATTTCAGCAGCGATGAGATCGAACGTGCGAACGGCGTGCTGCAGGATGCTCGTGATGCGATCATCCGGCAGGCCGAAGCCTCGGGCATGAGCGAACAGGCCGCTAACGCCTTGGCAGACCGTTGGGGGTTGAGTTCCGATAGCATCAAGGCTTCCATCGACAATATCAGAATGACCGCCGACAACAACAAGGCGAAGCTTGATGTTGACGATTCCAAGGCCAAGTCGAAGACCAAGGGCGCGGAAACCAACCTTGACAAATTCAACAAGAAGATAGCGAAGGCCAAGCTCGACGCCGACGCCAAGAAAGCCACGGCCAGCGCCAAGAAGGCGCAGAAGATGATGGACGACTTCAACAGGAAGCACGTCAACGCCACCATCGACGCGACCGACAAGGCATCCAAGAAGGCGAACACCGCATCCAAGAACATCGGAAAGCTCAACGGCAAGAAAGCCACAGCCAGACTCGACGCGAAGGACAACGCCTCGCCGAAGGTAGACAAGGCCAACGCGAAGAAACTGTCAAACAAGCGCAACACCTTGGATTCCACCGACAGGGCAACGCCGAAGACGAACGCCGCGAACGCGAAGAGGCTCAACAACAAGAAGAACACCCTCAATTCGGCCGACAAGGCCGGACCGAAGGTAGACGCCGTTAACCGCAAGAAGCTGAACGACAAGAAGAGCACCGCATCGGTCAACGATCAGGCGACTCCGGTGCTCCGCTCCATCAACAACTTCAAGATCGCGGACAAGAGCTTCACCGTCACGGAAAAGACGAAGAAGGAGGGTGGCTACACCGGTGGAATGTTCACCGATGGCCACTTCCAGCAGTTCGCCGGAGGTGGCATGTTCTCCGGCTACGTGGATCCGGCGTGGGCGCCCGGCAATGGTTTGAGCGACAGCGTGTATCTGCTCAACGCTCGTCTCGCTGCGGGCGAGTACACGCACAATGCTGCGGCCACGGCCTATTACGGCGTCGATACCATGCGCCTGCTGAACGAGCGGAAGATTCCACGTGAAGTGTTTGCCACGGCCAATCAGATGACAGGCAATCAGGTCAGCGTACAGGTTGATACCGCTTCCGTGGTGGCGGCGATAACCAGCCTGCACAACGATCTTGGCGCGATTATCAGCGCCGCGTCCGATGATTCGACGGTCGGCGACCGCGACTTGGGGAGGTTGATCCGCAGATATGCGCGAGCTTAAATACACGTCGCATGATGGCACGGTCATCGACCTCAACGCCGATGATCTGTGGGTGGCTGACCTGCAGGAAATGCGAGGGTACGCATGGACGTACACGCTAGCCACGCGCGGCATCAAATCGGTGAGCAGAAACGCTTCGACGGCGAAAATGACCGTCCGCACCAAAACGCCAGCCGTATTGGATGCCGCTCAGACAGCCTTCGATGCTGACGTGCAGGCAGTCCGGCCTGGCACGTTGACGGTTGATGGCGAATGGACGCAACAAGCTTATGTCGTCGGTTCTTCGCTCGGTCTCGTGCCATGGCCGGAATACGCGCAAGTCGATTACACGATTGTCCTTTGCGATGGCGTCTGGCGTCGCGCGCTGCCGGTGCAGCATTTCTTTCCGATGACGGCAGGCACCGGTTCGCAGATTGACCTTCCACTGGACTTGCCGACCGATTTGGCTCCATCACGCATCGCTTTGACGGTGCATAATCCGACCGGCAAGGCCGCTGAGTTCACTGCGGTCATTTTCGGCCCTTGCGTCAACCCGTCTTTCCAGATTGGCGGCAACACTTACGCGGTTGATGTGACAGTGCCGGAAGGCGGTCATGTGTCGCTGTCGGCCACTGGATTGCGGAAGACGATAACGTTGACAGCCGAAAACGGCGACGTTTCGGATGTTTTCAACAAGGGCGTTCGCGGGAACGGCAGTGGAAGCGGCTCGTATGTTTTCGAGCCGATACCGTCCGGAGATTCGCTGTTGACGGTTTCCGGCAATTATGGAATCGATTTGACCATGTTTGACGTTTCTGGAGGTGTGCCTTGGCTGACGTTATCCTCGCCGATGGCAAGCTGACGCCACATGCGAGCGTATCGCGGGTGACGTTGGATTGGGCTTGCGGCACGGACGAAAACGACTTCGAACTGACCATCGACGATCCGGATGCGCCGAACATTTCACAAGGCTGGTATTTTTGGCTCGACGGAAGTGATGTTGGAGGCCGAATAGTCGATCGCCGCGTGTCCGTCGCCGGAGGAACGTCTACGACAACCTGGATAGGTCAATCGTGGACCGGAATGCTGGCGGCGAAGATCCTCCAACCTGATTCGGGACGGGATTATCTCACGGTGTCGGGCAGACTGCCGGACATACTGACCGGGCTGGTTAAGCGTATTGGCTTGGATGGTGTGTTCACTGTCCAATCGGATGATGCTTTGACTGTTGCCAATTGGCGTTTCGAGAATCCACGCTACGTGGACGCCTACACAGGATTCCGCAATCTGCTCGCATCCTGCGGCAGACGCCTCGACTTCCAAGCCAAGGACGATCATATCCTGCTTGGCATTACGCCGGTCGGCATCATCACGAACACGATCGATTCCGACTTGGTGGATTTCAGGGCTGAAACCAACCGTCGCGCGGTGAATCATCTTATCGGCCTTGGTTCGCAGGAGCTCAAGAACCGTCTGGTTGTCGACTGCTTCGCGGACGCGAAAGGCGCGGTGAGCGATAAGCGGACGTTCAGTGGCGTGGACGAGATCTGCGCCACATACGATTACTCAAATGCGGATTTCGCCACATTGAAATCCGAGACTAAGAAGCATCTGCAGGAATTGCAGACCGGTGGCTCGGTCGAGGTGACGTTGTCCGATGAGGTCGGCGACGGTCTGCGTGTGGATGACAAGATTGTTGCGACGGATCAGGCTTCCGGCGTCAACGTCACCGCCGTGGTGACGAAACGGATCGTGAAAATCGATTCCGGGATTTTGACTTCGACGTTCGAGGTCGGACTGCCGGTGCAGTCGGCGAACGCGAACTATTCCGGTTCTTCCTCTTCGTCTTCCGGTGGTTCGGCTGGCGGTGGCGTGTCTTTGACGGCTGGCCGTGGCCTGTCGATTTCAGGCGGCACGATCAACGCGGAGGTCGCTTCCGAGGATTTGGATTCCGTCAGGCAGGTCGCCGAGGCGGCGAACAAGACGGCTTCCGGTTTCGCGGCGCAGATCGGCAAGGCGAATCAGACCGCCGAGGATGCGAAGAACGTCGCCGATGCGGCCAAGAGCGTGGCCGACAGTGCCAAGTCGGGCATGATGACCGATGGCGAGCGGTCGAAGCTCGCTTCGGTCGAACGGGGCGCGAACGCCTACACGCTGCCGAAGGCGTCCACGGACGTGTTGGGTGGCGTGAGGGTGGACGGTTCCTCGATCGTAAGCGTGGACGGCGTCATCAGCGCGCATGTCGGCGACGGCGCTTCCGGGAGGGTCGTGTTTCCGATCGGATATGTGATCCAGAACACGACTGGTGTTGACCCTTCCGTGGATTTCGGCGGCACGTGGAGGCAGTTGCCTTCGCTTGGTTGTTTTACGTTTGAAAGGATAGGCTAGTGAAATCTGACGGTTACTCGAAGTACGTATGCGACAAGTGCGGCAAGACCGCTTATGTCGCCGCTGGTGACACTGAGGCGCGTGAATGGTACACCGTGCGCCGCTATTCGGCTGGCAAGGCGACCCGCCTCGCGGAGGATGTGCCGCCCGACATCTACGAATTATGCTCCAAATGCAACTCGTCGTTCATGACGTTCATGCAGCAGGATGATGAATCGTTTGAAGCATGGTTGAAGGAGGTTGGACAGTGACCATCGAACTGGTTGACGGCAAGGCCGGCACGGCTCATATTTCAAGCGAGGACAAGGCGATCATCCATCAGGCCAAGTTTTCGAAGTCTGACGTGGTGTTCGACTGGGGCGACGCGTTCAAGTGTTCGATGAGTTCGTCCAACAGGGCGACGGTCGGCACTGGTTGCGCGTCGATACAGGGTTTGGACTGGCATATCACGTCGGCGGAATCGGTGACGATTTCCAACGGGTCGCAGGGTATGAAGCGCAATGACATCATTTGCGCGCATTACAATCGTAACCCCAAGAACGGTAATGAGCTGGTGGAGTTGGTCGTGTTGAAGGGTTCGCCGAATGCGACTGCCGCCGCCGACCCGACCATTCCGTCAGGGAAGATATTGTCCGGCGCGGTTGACGCGTACATGCCTCTCTGGCGCATTCCGTTGGATGGCATCACGGTCGGTACGCCGGTGCGCCTGTTCACGCCGAGGGGGGCTTTGTGGGATTCCGTAACCCAGACGCTTATCACCTGCCAGTATGGCAAGGTGACGGGCGTGAAAGCCGGGAATGTGGTGCAAATCCTCGTGGAATGGAAGAGCGCCGCCACGGCATCATGGGATACCGGCAATTTCGGCGTCCTGCCGGCTGGCTGGCGTCCATTGATTACGACGAGGTGGGCGTACAGTGGGCGTGACGGTAGCAGTCAACGAGATTTCACCATACTGCCGGACGGCAAATTCACCTACAGGAATCTTGGTGGCAGCCAGAACGGAGAAGGTTTCATCACATCCGCCTCGTACGTCACGGCCTAAACCGTCGTCACCGGAAACGATACGCTGCCGACATGCCATGTGTTTGCAGGAATGGTCGCATCATACGCGGGACGGAAATACACGCTGCCGCCGACCACGTAAAGCAGCCGATTCTGCATCTGACTGCCCTGCTGACTGTCCACGAACACGCTGAAACCTTCCATTACGGCCCGCACGTCCATGCTCGCCAAAATCGTTGAATCCCACGCCTTCAGCGCGAACTGGCCTTTGTTGACCCACCGGCAGTAGACGGTCGCCAAGCCATTGACGACGCATCCGCTGATTGTGAAGTCCGGGTCGGAGGTCAGTTTCGTGAAACGAATCGGGGTTACGGAATGCTATTAAAAATGGATTTCCACGATTCCACCTGTGACAGCAACTTCAGGACCGACGAGCAGATTGACTGTCCCATCAGGTGCAATCGATACTTGGACCGAACGTTGCAGGTATGACGGATGGATGAATGGAATCGCCACTGTCGTTCCGGACGACAGTGTGGCTCTGCCATTCAAGGACTTGATCGCATTTGGGTTAGATACCTTACCGATTGGGTATATTCCGCCATTACTGTTGCCGTTGCCGTTGCCAAATGGGAGGGTTACGGAATGCTATCAGCAGGTCAATATGAGTTTCTGCCATGCTTTCTGCATGTCCTTTAGGACGCTCAGATCGGGCTTCAAATAATATCTGGCGGTGGTTTGGATGTCGGAGTGTCCGAGCTGTCGTGCGACCACGCTGATGTCGGTTCCGGCCTTGATCGCCAACGTGCCGAACGTGTGGCGTAGGTTGCGTGGAGGCACGCAGGGGAGTTTCATTCGCCTGCACCAACTGCGGTAGTGGTTTGCGACTTGGTTCGCGTTCAGGTTGCCGACCAAGCGTCCGGTCTTCGTGCCGTGGCGTAGTTCCGCCAATCGTTTGACCGCGAACCGTGGCAGCGCGACGGTACGTCGGCTCAGATCGGTCTTCGGTTCGGTGACGGTCTCATGGCCCGCGACCCACTGCACCGACCTTTTCACCGTGACGGTGCCGCGACGCAGATCCAAGTCGGCCCATTCCACGCCGACCGATTCGCAGCGACGCAATCCCGCGCACACGGACACCAACAGCCACGCTTCGAGCGGGTGCCCGTAGAAGCCTTTCAACAGGCGTCGGACTTCCGGCGCGGACAGTACTTGCGGCTCGTAGTGGCGTAGGTGCGGCAGGCGTATCTCGCGTCTGGTCACGTCATTGTCGGACAAGCCGCGTTTGAACGCGAGTCGCAGTATCGCGCGGAACACCGCGTAGGCTTTGCGTGCCGCTCCCGGCCTGTCGAAGGAGTCCAACCATGATTCGATATCCGCCACGCTGATCGCGTCCATGTCCCTTCCGCTCCATTGCGGGAGGATATGGCAATTCAGGGCGCTTTCGTAGCCTACTTTGGTGCATTCGCGGAGTTTCGCACATGAGGGTTTCCAAACGGTGGTCACGAATGTGTCGAAAAGCATTGGTTCCTTTCCAATTCTGTTGAATAATCCCACACATCGTCATGTTGCTGTTGGACGGGTGGGTGTGTGGGTTTTCCCATTGTTCCATATCCCTGTTTTTAGGAGGATGTTTTGACTCAGATCAAATTCGATTTCGGCCATCCAAGCGCGGATGGCGTCGCGGTTTTGGCCGGAGAGCTGGTGCATGTGGTTCCGACCGGCCGGTTCAAGGTCGGCAAGCGCATCGTCGTGCGCGACTCTTTCGACGTGCGATTGTCGGAAGACGGCACCGCCACCGTTGACGTTACGCCGACCGACAACACGTTCGCCTACGAGGTGACGGTAGGCGAATCGCCGGATGCCTGGCGTTTCGTCCGCTGCGTGCAGGTGCCGGACTCGAGCACGCCCGTGGCGTTCGCCGATCTGGTCGATGTGGACTCGAGTACTTTGTCTCCGGCGCTTAACACTGGTGCGGCTTTGACCTACCTGCTGGCGTCCAGCTTGCAGGATGCCCAGGCTTTGAGTGCGGCGAATCCGGGTCAGATGGTGTTTTATCCGGAGGGTCAGGCTAAGACGGTGGCTTCCCAGATTCTCGAGGATCTGACCGGTGCTCGTGCCGTGGTGGAGTCGCAGTCGGCTGCGGCTGCTCAGGCGGCTAATGCGGCGCAGGCTTCGGCTGCCGGTGCGCAGGCGGCGAGCGTGCAGGCTGCGGATGCCGTGCAGGCTGTGTCGGAGCAGACGGCTCAGGTGTCGGCCAACGCCGCAGCGGTGCAGTCTGTCGCCGATAGCATCAGCGAGTCCAAGGCCGTGGTGGAATCCCATGCGAATGAGGCTTTGACGGCGATTGACGAGGCGGTGAAGAGCGTGAAGGATAAGGCGTCCGACGTGTCTGGCGAGGATAGGACGGATACTGTGCCGACCGATTCCACCGATTCCGCCTCCTCTCAGGAGGCGTGACAAATGGTTGTACTGCTCAACGGCGTGAAAGTCGGCCTCCCGTATATGGCCAATGGTGGCGTGCCTGTGCCGATGAACGCGCTTTACAACGGCGTGCAGGTGTGGCCGCCGGCAGCCGAAACCCTCGTGGACGTGTGGCTCAAACCGGTCGATTTCACGGCTCAGCCGCTCTATGCCGACCATCCTGAGGTTAAGGTGGCCGCGCAGAAGGTTTTCGCCGACGGGCATATCGAGGACGCGGCGTTGACGCTTTCCATCGCGGATACCACCGTGGCGAGCATCAATGCCAGCACGGTCAGCTTCGTGAGCAATGCGTCGAATTTCCCCACCGTCCTCAAACAGGACGCTTTCAACGCCTGCCATGTGACTGTCGCTGATGGTGGGACTGCGCTTGGCGTGAAGCAGATCATCGTGCAGCCTGACCGGCCTGCGACGGCTCCTGTCGGCAGCCTGTGGTGCCGCACCGAGAAGCTCCACAACGGCCTTAGGTATTACACCGGCAGTGTGGGCGATGATGCGAATGTCATGTGCTTCCTGCTCGACCGTATCCGCGAGGTGTGGCGTAGGGAATGGGATGGTTGGAAGCTTTTGACCGGGAAGGAATTGGAATGAGAATCAGGAATCTATACAATCCGCCGACGATGAAGGACCGTGACCCGGTGGTGCCGTGGGTGCCGCATAGCATGACGGCCAGCGCGAGGACCACAGCCGAGGGGTGTGAGATAACCGTCACCGGCGATGGTGTCGGCTGGCTGTACCCCGCCGCTGCAGGACGGGCTCTGGCGAAGATCGTGTGGGAGAAGGCGGACGGCGGCAACCTGATCGGTATCAGCGACAACGATACGGTGGCCATTTACCCCGGTGTTACCGTGCTTGTCCGCCTGTGCGGTTACGAGGATGCCTCGCTCGTGACCATGCTCAAAAACCTCGGCCTGCCGCTCGTGTTCGCCGCCTCTGACCATCCGTATTAGACAAACCACAGCCCCGCCACGTGCGGGGCTTTCCTGTAAGGAGATGTAATGTGCTGCAGAATTTTCTAGCCGGTTTCGGGGGAGTGGGCGGCGCGTGCGCGCTCATCACGCTGCTGCTCAGAATATGGCCGGGCGCTTTGGACGCGCTGGCAACCGGCCTTTACGCGCACGTGCAACCGGAACGCTTGCCCTATGATTCGCCGCTTTCCCAGCATTTCGCCAAGACCCGACAGCTCGGCGAACGTACCGAGAAATTCGACGGACGTTTGGACGAACTCTGCCGGGACACGATCAAAAACACGTTGATCTCACTGATGTACGGCGACCGCACGACCGACCACAGCGAGGCCGTCCGATACGAGCTTGCCAAACTCGAAAAACTCGACGCGCGATGCTGGATCGTCAACGCCGCCGAAAAATACTTGGAGGACCGGCAATGACGGCTAGCATTCTCGCGTTGACGTCGGCGGCAGTCGCGTTCGTCGCGCTGCTGCTTGCGGTGGCGTGGCTGCTGTGGCGCGGCCATGACGTGCCGGTATGGCTCATCTGTGTCGTGACGCTGCTTCTGGCCGCGTTCACGCTCGTCTGCGTCGTCCTGCTTATGCTGCCGCTCCTGCGACTGCTGGAGATGGCCGTCATGATGTGGGCGCTCGTCTTTTCGTAAAAACATCAAAAAGGAGGAAACATATGAAATCATGGGAGAATCTGGAGGCTGACGAGGATCTCATTCTCTCCACGCACATGACCAAGGGACGCCAGGGATGCAAGGTCGACAAGATCGTCCTGCATCATAATGGCGGCAACCTGACAGGCAAGGGCTGCTACGACGTGTGGCAGACCCGTGAGGCTTCCGCGCACTATCAGGTGGCAGCGGACGGCAGGATCACACAGCTCGTCTGGGATACCGATACCGCATGGCATACCGGCGACTGGCCGTCCAACCTGACCAGCATCGGCGTGGAGCATGCGGACATTTCGACAGACCCGTGGGGTATTTCCGAGGCGACGTTGGACAACGGCGCGCACCTCGTGGCCGCGCTCTGCAAGCATTACGGCCTCGGCAGGCCGCAGTGGGGCGTCAACGTTTTCCCGCACAGCCATTTCTCCGCGACCGCCTGCCCCGCATCCATCGCGGGAGGCCAGAACGCGGCCTACATGGCCAAGGCGCAGGCGTATTACGATTCCATGACCGGATCGCGTCCTGCGGCGGAATCCTCTCCCGCCACCACAGACGCAGGCAAAGTGAATGTCGTGGCCGGCGCATACGTGGTGGCCTGCGACTCGCTTAACGTGCGTTCCGCGCCGTCTACCGGCGCTACGGTCGTGGCTTCCTACGGGCGTGGACAGACCGTGAACCTCGACCATTGGGGCACGGTCGCTGACGGATACATCTGGGGCCGCTACACGGCCTATTCTGGCGCAATCCGGTACATCGCGCTGGCTCCCGCGGACAAGTCAACCTGGTATCTCATCAAGGCCTGAAAGGAAGGTGGCATTAATGGCTGAGCATGCAAAAGAGAACACTCTGGAGACTACCATCGCCAATCTCACCGACGAGCGCGAGGATGGCACCGACACCGTGCAGTCCGACAGCGCGTACACGCCAGTATTCTCGAAGCAGGTGCGTACCGTCGTCTACGTGTTGGGCTTGATCGCTTCGTGCGTCGGCCTTGGCTTCATGACCTTCGGTGATGCGGCTGTCGGCGGCTACATTTCGACCGTGGCCGGCTTCATCGCCAGCGGTCTTGGTGTCGCCTACAATCCGCTGCGCAACGCCTGACCGTGATTAATTTTCGGGCGTGAGACTCAACCTCGCGCCGGAAACTCAACCTCGGCGTGGAAAAATTTGCGGAATTATAGTATCCGTGGAATTTTTTACACCCGTTTTTTAACAACACATGCCCCTCTCTCAGCTGATGCTGGGGAGGGGCTTTTCTGCGTTTCAGCGAGTGTTCGCCAAACGTTGGAAACCGGCTTCATCATCTTCCGGATACTGGAATCTGGCTTCGATGCCCTGCGCTTCAAGAATCGCGGCGATCTCCCGGCTGCGGGCATTGACTATCGCGTAATCGCCCTTGTCCCGGCCAAACCGGTCGTAGTGTTCCTGGGAACGATAGTACAACAGGTCCACATGGTTGGGCGCGTGTCCTTGCGTTTCCGTCATCTCGTCCACCGCATCCAAAGCGGCCTCGACCGCCTGGATGTGCAAGTCGAGCATATGTTCCAGCCATGCCTGCACGTCTGCCGGCGCTTCGGCCTCGCCGGGCTTCTCCCACCGCTTGACGCTCAAAACCTTGACACCGGCCTTGCTTGCGAGCATCTGCTGGCTGATGCCGCAACGCTCCCTGGTCTCACGGAACCGGGCCTTGGATAATGTCATATCATTCTCCTATCGAGATTGTCCTGCACTTCAGTGTCCCAAAATGTGTTATACTCAGAATGTCTTTTAAGACATGTTCCCCACGCTGGTGGGGATGATCCCATAAAAGATTTGGGATTCGTAGTGTTCCCCACATTGGTGGGGATTATGGCCGGTGTTTTTCACCGGCCTTTTTCATTACCTCCTCAGACGGAAGCGCCGGCACCGTCCTTTTCGGCGATTTTTGCCTTGAGTATGTCACGGATGCTCGGCTTCCTGCCGGAATCCTCCTTTTTCGCCAGCTTCTCCGCGGCCTTGATCTCCCTTCTGGCCTCCCAGAAGTCGGCTCGGTCGAAGAACATGATTTTTGGGTTGCGGCGTGCATTGATCCAGTCGGCCGCTTCGGTGATGTTGTCGGCGACCTTCAGCATGGCCTTCATGTCGAGCACGTCGTTTTTGTCGGCCGACTTCATGTCAGCCTGGGTCTTTTCGATGAATTCCTTGCGAATGTCGGTCGCCCATGCGATCTGTTTCTCGCTGCCGTTGAGGTGGGTCATTTCAATCTCCTTGAGTCTGTGGGGATGCCTAGCGCCTCCCGCCTTGTGATTACAAGTATATGATACCAATAGTATCATTTCAAGTCGGGCGTGTCGTACCCCTCTTGTCCAACGCCCCTCTCTGACGCACGGCCGGGGAGGGGTGTCTTTTCGTTTATTCGGACGCTCTCTTGCGTGGTCGTCCGCCGCCGACGCCTCGACCGGGGCGGCTGGCGTTCCACCGGTCGATGGTCTCTGGCAGCCAGCCGCGCGTGCGGCCTATTAGGGCGTCCGGTTGGGGGAGCTTGTAGGCGCTGACGGCGGCGGTGCTGATGCCGAGGCGCTTGGACACGTCGGTGACGCTCAGGTATTTGATGGTCATGTCAGTCCTTCCTTCCGGAGATGAGCGCGAAGGCGGCGCTGACGATGGCGCATCCGGCGGTGAGCGCGAACGGCCAGCCGAACCATGCGCTGGCGGCGGTTCCGAGCGCGAACACCGCGCTGACTATCGATTCCGTTCTCATGATGTTCCATGGCATAATCGGAGATATGGGGTTCCGGCCCCCAAGTCTGGCCGGAACCCTTGCTCACTTCCTCTTCTTCGGTTTCCGTCTCATCTCCTTGATGAGTCCGGTCACTGCTTTGATGAGGGCCGCGAGGCTCGCGACGAGAAGCGAGATGCTGGTGATTATCTCCGATGGTGTCATGTTCACCTCCTTTCCTTGATATAAACTATATTAGCATAGTAAATAAAGTATTGCAAGCCGAAACACAAAAAACAGAGAAAAAAATCAACGGATTGATAGACTTGATGCCACGCAAACGAAGGGGCAAGCATGGCCTACACAATCCGCCAATACACGACGAAAAGCGGCAAACGCTACGAGGTGCGCTACCGCAAGCCGGACGGCACGCCGACCGGCAAACGAGGCTTCAAACGCAAAATGGACGCCGACGCATGGGGCGCGGCCAACGTCACCACCGCGAAAAACGTCGGAGCATACATCGACCCGCAAGCCGGAAGACGCTTGGTAGAGGATTTTTGGGAGCCGTGGATAGCGGCGAAGAAGACCGAATCGAAAGCAGGCACCATCGACCTTATCGACCGCGTGTGGCGCATCCATGTCAAGCCGAAGTGGGGCTTGCGTGAAGTCCAGTCGATCACTCACGACGAAGTGCAGGTGTGGGTCAGCGAGCTGGCGGAAACAAAAAGCGCGAGTCTGACCAGACGCGCCTTTTTCACACTCAAAGCGCTCATCAAAAAAGCCAAGGCCGATAAATGCATCCACGACAATCCATGCGAAGACATCGCCTTGCCCAGGATGATACCGAAAAAGCATATTTATCTTGGCGTCGACCAATTGCTGGCTTTGGCGGACGCTTCCGGCTGGCATCGGCCTATCGTACTCACGCTGGGCCTCTGCGGATTGCGCTGGGGCGAGCTGGTCGGCTTGCAGGTTGGTGACGTCGATTTCGCACGTCAGCGCATCCACGTCCTGCGCACTGTGTCCGAGATCAGGGACCACTTCGTGGTCGGCACCACGAAGACCGGCGAGACTCGCACTGTGATTTTCCCGATTCTGCTCAGGCCATGCCTTGAGGAGGCGTGCGCTGGCCGTCGGCCGTCAGATCTGCTTTTTCCTGACAGGCGCACAGGCTCGTATCTTCGGCGCGCGCATGGACGCTACCGTGGCGACTGGTTCTGCCGTGCGAAGCGCGCGGTCCTTGACGAGGATGCCGCCGCGTCGATGACGGTGCATGACCTGCGCCACACGTGCGCCTCGCTGCTGGTGCACGCCGGTGCGAATGTCAAGGCCGTGCAGCGGCAGTTAGGACATAAGAGCGCAGCTATGACCCTCGACGTGTATGCCGACCTGTTCGATGATGATCTGGATGCCGTTGGCGAGGCGATGAATGGCTTGCTGGTCAAGGCGATTGGCGAGGGGCGGAGTCTTGCCGCGTGACGTGGGCAAAATGTGGGCACGTCGGCTTGATTGACGGTTTCAACCGTTGCCATCATTGGAGTTTCGTCGAGTCGCGCATGTACCTGCAGAATTCCGCCTCGCAGGTGCTATATATGGATGTTGCCTCTCAGTCGCATCCGGGATCGTTGAATCTGGCTGCGTCGCTCAATTCCATGTCGTTCAACATCGGCATTGCGCTCGGTTCCGCAGTCGGAGGTGTGGTCAATGGCCATTTCGGACTGATGTGGCTGGGGCCGGTCGGCGCGCTGTTCCTGGTATGCGCCATCGCCATCACCACGATGCTGCGCCCGTTCGTCGCGCAGGAACGCAAGTTCTATGCTGATATATGACGGGGAACGCTGTGGTCAGCCGAGCGGCTTCCACTGATCGGTGTCATTGACGTCTCCGAACGACGCGCCGTTCGCCACCCAACAGCTTTGCATTTCCGCGTTTGAGAAATCCACTGTGGTGGGCTGGTTTTTGGCGTGCGCGTCCAGATCCTTCTTGTACGCTTCCTTGTCGTAGTTTTTCGGCACGATACCGGCCTTATGAAGGCAATCGACCATGGCTTGGTCGCCATCGGAAAGCATGCCGGGATTGCCGATCTGCATCTGGTATACACCGGTCACCGCAATGACTTCAGTGTTATAGCATTTGTTCTCATCCTCGTTGAACTTCTTGCGCTGTTGGTCGCTCATGCCGGTGGCATCCCGCATGGCGATCATGTACAGGCCATTGGAGAACTGCCTGAGCATCGGTGTCGTATACCCATAGCCGGTCACGCACTGCTTGTAATTCGACCAGGCAAGCTCGTAATCCGGTTTCGATACGCTTCCCGACTTTCTGGAACGCTTCAGAATCGTTTTCTGTGCGTCACTCATGGGATATTTGGTATCGGGTTTGGCGTCCAAATCAAGAAGGAAATCGATGTAATCCGGTATCGAATTCGCGATTTTGGTCTTGGAAGCGTCACTGCCGGCACTTTCAGTCTGCTGTTGCGTATCCTGCCGATCGCCGACCGTCCCACAACCCGTGCAGCCGATAAGCATGGCGAGGAAGCATACGATGGCTACGCTTCCTCGCCATGTACCCATATTCAGTTGCATCATCGCCATCTCCTTTCTCGTGATAGACGAGCCTTGATGGGGTTCCGTTGTTTGTTTTTTGTATTGCCTTAGCTGGAAGTTTTCGCAGGTCTCCACACCTTATCGCTTTCCATAGTGGTGATGCCGAGCGCGGCCAGACAGCTTTGGACTTTGGGATCCGAGTAATTCAGCTCAGTGTGCTCGTAC